TGATGCTGATGCTGATGCTGATGCTGATGCTGATGCTGATGCTGATGCTGATGCTGATGCTGATGCTGATGCTGATGCTGATGCTGATGCTGAATTGTCTGTCAAACACAAGGGCGGCGGGCGTTATGGCGTCGTGAACACCGAGGGCGAGCAAGTTATTGATCAGTTGTTCAATACCAAGAGCGAAGCCGAGGATTGGCTCGCTGACCGGCAGAGCGATTTGCTCGGCTGATGCCGTCGATCCGTGACATACGGACGAAAGGCCGCGGGGACATTCACGCTCATGCGTCTGTTCCCGTGATCTATTTGACGAGTGCCAGTGCGGAACCGTTGATACCCCTGCCGCATGTCCGTCTTCACACTGTGTTTCGGGATGCAGAGGCCGGCGCAGGTGCTCCACTTGGCATGGCAGCGATGTTTGATACGGTTCCGAAAATTCGATTTCTTCGCTCTGAAGTGAGTCAACCCAAGCGAAATGGATTGGTCCTCTTGAGTGCGGCGGAAGGTTATCGGGTTGCCGGTGTGCGGCCTCCCTACGGCCTGACTATAGATGCGGAAGTTCAGACGCTTGATGAAGCGGACATGGAATCCTATTGGGATGCAGATTACGAGTCGATTATCGAGGAGGCTTGGTCATGAGCGCTGATTATGCGGTTTTCGTGGAAGGCCTTGAAGCTCTGGATGACATGGCTGAAATCTCGCCAGAAATCGAGCGTAAGGCCGTTCAGGCGATCAACAAGACGACACGGCGCACACGAACCGCAGCCTCTCGCCAAATTCGGGAACAGATCAAACTGAAGGCGTCCTATCTCAATCAGGATGACCGTCTTTCGATGAAATTTGCTCGCGCCGGCAAACTTGAAGGCCGGATATCCGGCAGGGACCGTCCGACAAGCCTTGCGCGCTTTGTTACAAACAAGACAGGCTCGCTTCGTGACACCAATCGCAGGTTCCGGCGCTCGGGTGCGCGTATTCAAGTCAAGCCCGGAGCCACCCGTGTTGCCAGAAAAGCGTTCGCTATTCCCTTGCGTGGTGGTAATCTCGGCCTTGCAATCCGCACAAAAGGGGGTCCTCCTCAGCGGGCTTATAAGCCGAAAAGGCTGAGTGAAGATGTATATTTGCTCTACGGTCCTTCAATTGATCAAGTCTTCAAGACTGTTCGGGAGGACTTGGAAGACGAAGCTGCGGATTATATGGAATTCGAGTTCAACCGTCTTCTCGATCTCGGAGGCAAGGTCTGATGTCTGACCCGTTTCGTTTGCGTGTTCTCAAAGCTATGACAGCTACCCTAAAATCGGTCACAATCGAGAACGGTTATGTCCACGATTTGTCAATGGCAGTGTTCCGCGGGCGTGATGATTTTGGTGATGATGATCCCTTGCCGCTGGTGTCGATATTGGAGCATCCCGACGCACTCGATACGACTCAGGCAAAAAATGATTCCGGTGCAATCAACCCTTTCCGTCTGTTGGTGCAAGGCTTTGTGAAGGACGATCCGGAAAACCCCACCGATCCCGCCTATCACCTGGTCGCTGACGTAATCACCGCTCTGGTGAAGGAAAAGAAGAAGGACCGCGGGCGTAATATTTTCGACCTTGGTTATGGCGAAAATTGTGTTTCGGACTTTTCGATCGGTCAACCCGTATGCCGTCCTGCAGACGGGGTGAACTCAAGTTCCTCATTCTTCTGGATGACGGTAACACTGGATTTAATTGAGGACTTGGAAAATCCTTTCGCGTGAGGTAAAAGTCACGCGAAATGTGAGAAACCCATAAGGAGAAAAACATGGCGAGAAATCTTACGATTCATAAGGGGGAGATTTGGTTCGCCCCCTTCAAGGCCGGCACGACGACGCCGGATGGCTACGAGTTCCTGGGCAATTGTCCGGAATTTAACATCTCGTATGAAGACGAAGTCCTGGATCACTATTCTTCGATGAGTGGTGTTCGTGAGAAGGACGATCAGGTGATACTCGAAGTCACCCGCACGGCCAGCGTTGTCACGGACGACGTGTCACCTGAGAACCTGGCGAAATTTTTTCTCGGTTCGTCTTCCAATGCAACAATCGTTAGCTCAGTTTCGAATACCGAAGCTATTGCGGGTGTCAAGGCCGGCCGGACCTACCAGATTGGTGTGACGGCGAACCAGCCAACGGGTGCCCGGAAATTAGCTAATGTTGCTGTGACCGACGGTGGTTTGACAACCTACGTGCTTAATACCGACTATACGGTCGATCTCGACCTAGGTCTGGTGACGATCGTGTCCGGTGGTGCAATTACCGATGGTGACGACATTGAAGTTACTTACGATGAGATCGGTCACTCTCGTCAACAGGTCATTTCCGGTGAAACGGCGATTGAAGGTCAACTCAAGATTTTTTCTTATGCTCCGAAGGGGACGAAGCACGATTACTTCATGCCCCGTGTGATCATCAAGCCGAATGGTGATCTGTCCCTCATTCAGGACGGCGACTTCATGACCGTGCCGTTCGAGTTTGAATTCCTGAAGCGCGGCCTTCTGCAAGCCATCTATCAGGATGGCCGGCCGGTCACGTCGTAAACAGGAGTCAGGGACATGGATTTGAAATCACTTGCCGCCGCAGCAGGTGTCGTGAAGACCTCGAACGGGACTGAAATTCCTGTTCGAGGCCTCGCCCTATCGGATATTGGTCAGATCATTCAAGATCATAAAGATCAGCTTGAGCGTGCGTTCAATACGTTGAAGCAGGTTGAGGGTGAAGACGATCTTCAGACATCGAATCTTCTTCAGGACATGCTTCACGAGGCACCGCGGCTCGCGGGCGCAATCATTGTGAAGGCTACTGATTCTGATAATTCGATTGAAGATGCCCTACGCCTGCCTGCGGGGCTGCAATTGGCCATACTCGAAGAGGCGGGGCGTCAGACCTTCGTCACGGAGGGAGGCTTGGGAAAAACTTTGGAGATCGTCATCAACATGATCAACAGCACCACTCAGACACTCGTGGGCCTGAATTCCCCGAAACTCTGATTGAATGGATTTGGGGTCTCCGTGGTCAGGTCAGCCTTCTTCTCGACCATGGGCACCCCAACGCCTTCAGGTATCCTGTTCGTCTTGTTTGGGAGGAAGCCCGGTTAATACAGCAGCGGGAAAACCGCAAACTGGCAAATCAGGCAGCTCTTTTCCAGATGGCGCTCTCCTCGATCCCGAACGAAGTGGTCAAGCCACAAGGCACAAAGAAGGCGGCGAAACATTTCGAGCAGATAATCCGCTCGCTGACAGAAGGCTAAAAACATGACAAAGCGCGTCGTCGATCTCGTAATCCGCGCCAGGAATGAGGCCGACCGCGCTGTAAATTCGATTTCGTCAGCCCTCAAGGATCTGTCGAACGCGCAGAAAGACGTTCAGCTCAGTTCGGCGGGCACAGGCACCTCTATCGGAAAGCTGGGGGCAAGCTTCCGTAATCTGGATCGGTTGGTTGATCAAGCAGGTGATAAATCTGCGCGGGCTTTCAAGAATATCGAAAATGCAGTCGATAAGGCGACAGGAGCGCTGTCGAAACAACGATCTGCGCTCAGAGATTCTTATGAGGAGTATGGACGCCTGGCTTCGCAGGTCGGACAGGCCGAAGGAGCTATCAATCGCATAGAAGCGGCTATTGAAAAGGCGACAAGTGACGGAGACGCTGCTGAAGTTCAGCGTCTTCAGATACAATGGCGCGGCGTACGTGAAGAGCTGGGGCGATTGGAACCGGCGATCATTAAGGTCCGGGGTGACATCGACGCGCAGACCCGTGCAGTCAATCGCGGATCGGAAGAACTTCGCAGCCTGCAGGGTGCCGCGACGGCTGGCCAGATCGCCATGCGGGAATTCGGAGAGTCGTCGGTTCGCACATCGGTTGAGCTCAATCGGGCGTCAGGACAATTGCAGCGCACGAGCGGTGTCACTCTAAGTACGGGTGCCGCGATGGGCTCAGCTGCGAACCAGGGATATCGACTTCGCGATGCCTTTCGCAGCATCTACGGCGAAGGCCGTTCGGCGATGTCCCTTATGCAGCGTATGCGCGGCGAAATGCTGGCACTGGCCTCAGCCTCGATTGGTCTGTATCAGGCGATCAACCAGCTTGGTCAGGTGATCAATTCTGTAGCTACGATCGAGAGTATTGAGAACCGTCTCGGGGCAGTTTTCGAACAGGATACAACTCGTGTCGTGCAGGAGATGCGATGGTTGCAGGCACAAGCTGCAAGGCTCGGCATTGATATAGGCACATTAGGGGACCAATACACTCAATATGCTGTAGCTGCTAATGAGGCCGGGTTTTCGGGTGAGGCTGTTCGCCATTCATTTCTTGCTGTTGCAGAGGCGGGCCGGACGCTCAGTCTCACAAATGATCAAGTCAGAGGCACATTCTATGCTTTGACACAGATGATTTCAAAAGGTAAAATTCAAGCAGAGGAATTGCGCCGGCAGCTAGGTGATCGCCTCACCGGTGCATTCCAGATTTTCGCTGCCGCAATAGGCGTTAGCACCGAAGAACTGGATGCCATGCTCGACCGTGGTGACGTAATTGCCACTGAGCGCACTTTTGTAAATTTTGCAGATGCGTTGACCGAGCGTTTCGGAGGTCAGCTTCCGGCAGCCCTCGAGAGCACGCGGGCCGAGCTGGGACGCCTTGATAATGCAATTCTCAATTCCCGCCTGATTGTTGGAGAGGCTGGTTTTTCTGAAGCTTTTCTCGACGCAATTCGCACGCTGCGCGGAGCTCTGACTTCAGATGAAGGCCGGGAAGCCCTCGCCCGAATCGGAGAAGGGCTGGCGAACCTGGTCAACCTGGGTGTTCAGATCGGAACAGTTGTTGCGAACAATTTCGAGACATTTCTGTTCCTCATTAGGGCGTTTGTTGCCATCAAACTGACACCCATTATCCTGTCGATCACGCGGTCCTTCAATACCGGAATGACGCCGGCGGTAAGGGCTGCTGCCCGCAATGTGATCGGACTTCAGCTTCAGTTGACGAGACTGGCTGCGGCGGCAAGCGGACCACTTCGCGTGGGACTCATGGCAGCCGTCAGCGCCATGCGTCTTTTTCGCGGTGTGATGGTGTCTCTATGGGCAGCCATAGGAGGGCTGCCGGGGCTGTTGGCTACGGCTCTTACGTTCGTGGCCAGCGACCTTCTCGGACGTTGGATAGGGGGTGCCAATCGCGCTACAGCAGCTTTGCGCCAGCATCAGAGAATGCTCGAACGCATTCAGCAGGATTACGCGGAGGTTGGAGACGATGCAGAAGAATGGGCAAGGCGGTTGCGTGCAGGGGCTACGAGGTCCGAGCTCGAAGCCGATCTGCGGGACCTTCAGGAATCCTATCGGGATACGATTCAGGAGATCGTCAATTCGGCACGCAGGAATTTCCCGCAGGCTCACATGAATTTCCCGCAGGAGTTCAATTTTTTCAACGCTGAATTCTGGAATGCGGTTCATGCACTTGAACAGGGAACCATATCTGTTGAGGAGTTTCGTTCTCAGATAGACGAGCTTCGCGAAGCCGGGCAGCGGATGCCCGACGGGTTTATTCAATATGTTCGGGATCTTGTTGAAGGTAGCGAGGAAG